ACGGTAACGGTGAAACGGTAAAACGTCGAGCCGTCCGTCATGTTCACTGCTTCGGCGCCTGTTTCTTGTATGCGTAAATCGGGGTAGCGCTTCAATGCTTCGGTTAAGCGTGTGGGAACGTCTACGTAGTTGTCAATGTTAAAAGCCATTTAGCGCCAATCCTTTTTGCATGTGCCGGGGTGAAAGTAAAGAATATGATCGCGTGTTTTGCTTGCTTGGTAGGCGTAGGTCATTACGCCACATTTCCTGCATGGTCGCATAGTCGGGGTCTCTTTCATTGTCGGGTTTAGATTGCTGCGGGCAACGTAGCCATCGGGTGTAACAAACTTTGCGGGGTCATAAAGCACGGTGCTGGCATGTGTTCGGCCCAACGGGTCGGGTGCCATGTTTCGTACAATGTTTGCCAACCGCGCAACTCTATAACGCGGTCTACCGGGTCAAGTGTGGCAAGTACGTAGATCGCTGGTTTGTCGCTTTCATGTGTTAGCAAACAACCGTTACCGCGCAACGTGCTTCGAACCTCATAACCGCCAACGTCGTAAGCGTTTTTGTTGTATTGGGTGTGGCCCCAATCAATGCGTAAATGTTTTGCTAACGCCATTTCGCCAATACATCCAACCTTCATTGCTTTTAGGCTGTCGGGCGGTGTTAATCCGTAGTTGTGTTTTGCGCCGGCGCTGTCTGCCCAATCAATACGCAATTGGGCTACCGCGTACGCATAGTTAATTTCGTTTTGCGTTAACCGTATTTGTGTCATGGTTAGCCGCCTAACGCTTCGATTGCCTCGCTAACGGTTTGCCATGCGGTTGTGTTACCGCTTAGGTCTAGGTCTACGGCTAAATGTTTTAGTCGCGCAATTAAATCGGCGTGTGTTGGTTTGTAAGGTATGTGCGCGGGCCTGCAAATTTCGTCTAACAAGTTTTTTATGACTGTGTTGTGACGGTGTAGGGCTGTTTGTGTCGGGTCTAACATGTGTCGGGTTTCCTCGCTTAATGAATTGTCGGGGTCTATGTAGTTGTTTATTTCGCTGTTTTCCATGGTAGCCAACCGCTGTTGTGCCAAATGGCAACCATAGCCTTACTGTTTGTTATTGGGTTAAATAGTTCGTCGCAGCTGGTCAAAATGCCGTGGGCTTGCAACCACCCGGTAGGCCAGTACGTCGAGGGTTTGCACCAAAAGTAGTTAATTTGGTAAACGCCAGCGCTACCGCCCATTGTGTCGGTGGCGTTAAACGCGTCGCTTGTGCAACGGCTTTCACGTACGGCAACGCGTAAGGCTGTTTCTAGTTCGCTTGGCGGTAATCCTGCTGCTAGGGCTAAAGTCGCAACCTGCGAGCATGTAGTGACCAATGCGGGCAATGTGGTGCTAGTAGTCGTGGTGGACGGTAGGACGGCTGGGGCAACCTGTGGGGCTGGTTCGGGGGCCTGTGCATTACTCGAGCCGAAAACAAACGAAACACCCAAAATTAGGGTTATTAGGGCTGTGGCTATTCTGTGGGTAACTAAAGCAATCATTTATTGCGGCTTTCCATTTGGTAGGGGTTTCCCCACGTGCCGGACGCTGGGCTTTTATATGCCATTTGCACGTGTAGGCAATCAAAGGTTTTAGGGTCTCTGAATAGTTGAACCATCACTTGTTGACCCGTTTCTAGGGTTGTGATGTAACACTCGTAAATAAAGGTTTGTGGCTCTGTCATATTTCGGGCTTTCCGTCGGTACAAAAACCCTAGCCAATGATTGCTACGCGGTTGTGGATACCTCAAACACGGCTTCAAATGCGGCTTTTACGGCGTCTGCGTTGTCTGCCATGCCGGGGCTTATTTCCACGTGCCACCAGTCGCCCGAGGGTGCGCCTGACACGGTTTTAGTCTCGTACGCTTTCCATGCTTGCCGATCACAACGCCAAGCGCGCCCAAACGGTTGTGGCCAATAATCAATAATCATTTGCACGCCTAATTGGTTGGCGTTTGCTACTACTTTGTCAATAAATTGTTTAGACGTGTTGCGCCCTGTCGCGACGCCTTTAGTGTCCATTTTCCTATACGACAAATCCATAGCGCGGCCTGTTGCATGTACTGACAATGTGCCCGGCTTAGACCGAACGTCGCGTTGCCCGTAGGTGCCGTTATTCCATAACGCGCCACCCGAATACTTAGCAGCTTGTCTTACCCATTCCTCGGTGCCGGGGCGTTTGGCGGGTGCTGGGCCGTCGCTGTTGCCTAAATAATCTCGAGCGCCAACAACACCCGGTTTGGCTTTAGCAATCATTTTTTAAGGCCAAAAGCCGTGTCTTTAGGGTTAACGGCCCTAAGTACGGTAGGTGCCACCGCTGCAATTGCGGCCGTCAATAGGTCGCTTGGGTTGGTGTTGCCTGACATGTATAACGCCGCTGCCGCTGCAATCGCGCTATGAAAATAGGTGTTTAGCATTGCTTTGTTAACTTGCATGGTCTACCTCGCTTGGTTTTTGTTTAGATTTTAGCCCGTTGCTGGCAACTAATCCGGACAGGGTGCCAGTCATAAACACCGTTAACGTGCTTAAAAGGTCTATAAACGCTGCGTCGTTTGGTGCTTGTTTGTCGATTGGCTGGGTTACAAACATTAGGGCGTAAACAAAACCTATAACGGTTAGCGCAAACACTACGGACATGGTCATACCTACAAACACGATTAGCCGGGCGTGTAATTGTTCGGGGGTTAGTTTAATTTTCATAGATTAAATCTCGAGTGCAAGTTCCGGACGGTATGCACAATGGCGGTTTGCAATCGTCGCTGTTCCAATTGCTTGGGTCTTGGCATGCGTAGCGATAACGGCCGTCATAACCGCAACTAGAAACCGCCCACGCAACCACAACAATTAGTAGCGCGTAACCGATTAACGGACGCCATCGCATCAGTCAATAGGTTCAGGTGGTGGCGGTGGTATTACACACGCGCCGTCAACTACATCCCAGCCAATAGCGCAAGGGTTAGCGTCTGTGTATTCAATCCATTCGCCGGGCTGTTGTGCTATCCATGCAGCGTCTGCCACAACCACATTAACAACAATGTTATTTTCTACTTGTGCGTATGTTGCCATAATCAGCCCCCTTGGTATTCAATGTAAACATAACCTGTTCCGCCTGCTGAACCGACCGTGCTAGCACCGCTACCAGCAGTACCGCCTGCACCAACCGTTACTGTTATAGATGCTGCAGGTGTTACAGCGCCACCTGCAACAATGTATGCGCCGTCTTGTGCATGCAAATCGCCGCCTGGGCCTGTAGTGCTGTCGCCGCCAAAATAGTTGCAAATTGCGCCGCCACCCGAATTGGCCAGACCTGCAACCATCGTTCCAATAGCACCACCTGATGCCATGACATTTGATGTGTTCGCGGTTCCGCCAAGTGCGCTAACGGTACCGCCAGCAAACGCAACGCTGCTAGTGCCGCCATCCCCTGCTGCAACAGTCGGGGTTCCACGGTCACGTAATGACATGCCACCACCACCGCCCGTAATATATGCAACCGCGTAAGTAACACCTGCCGGCACAGTCCAAGTACCACTAGCCGTAAATCGTTCTACCTTCACCGCGCCCCCTGAGTTAATTGCATCCACCATCGCGTTAAGTTCCGCGGCGGTCAAAACCTGCCCTGCTGTAAATTGTGGAATTGGCATAATGAAATCCTAGATCAACCCAACACGTTTAGCGCGTCAATTTTTCCAAACTCGGCATTGTCAAGTATCAGTTCATAAACAATCGTGGTTGGGCTAGTAAATAGCATTACCCGGTGCCCGTTTAAGGTAATTTCATGCTCGACACCCTCAACCGCTAATTCCTGGGCAAGTGTCGTTGTGCTGCTTCCTGTAACAAACGTGCGTTCAATACTTACCGTGTCGCTAATGTCCACGCTGGCCACGGTGTCGCGCTGGGTGGCGGTTAGGGCACCAAATACGGTTTCTACGCTGTTGTAGCGCGCTTCGGGTGTGCCGTTCAAAAGGTAGGTTGCTGCGGCGGCGACTTCGGCGTCGTCTAAAAGGCTGTTTGTAATGCTGTTGGTTTGCACAAAATAGGTTGCTTGGCTGGCGAGATCGTCGGCGGTTGCGTTGTGGCCGTCTAGGTTTTCTATGTAAACACGGTTAATTACCGCGTCGGCTTCAAACGTGATACCTAAGCCGTCGTAGGGTGTGCCTACGCCGTTGTCAACAAATGACACCGCTGGGGCGCTGAGGGTTGTGCCTATACGTGGGGTAAAGGTCAAAACCCCTGATCGTGACATGAACAGGCGGCCAAATTCTGCGGTTTGGTTTATTTGTAACAAATACCCTAAAACGTTGGTGCCAGCGGGAACGGTAAACGCTGCGTTGTGGCCTAGGTCTACGGTGCCCGGGTCAATGCTTCGAGCTGCACCCGTAGGGAATTGCACTTCGGGTAGGTCTAAAACGGTTTCTATACGTTCGCCTGATGTTTCAACCGTAACGTTTAATTCGTCCATAAACGTTTGGCTAAGCAAATAGAAAGCGTCGCTACAAAACACGGTTACGGTGTCTATGCCGTCAAGGGCAAAGTTGTAGTTGTAGTTGACAACTTTTCCGCGAAACAAAAACTCGGGGTTGTCGTTGTCGTCGTAGCGGATTAACTCGACAGCGCGCAAAGGGGCCAGCCCGGGTAACGCGTCGGGTGTGTTATAAAACGGCCCATTTTCATCAAACGGCGAAAAAATCCCGTCCACGTCGTTAATAGTAAATGTCATGTTGCCAGCACCGAATTGGTCGCCAATGTCGCGCCTACCGCGTTTAATGCTTATTTGGGTTGCGCTGTCGGTAATGTCGGCAAAGTCGCTACCCGGACCTAATGGAAACGTGCCACCAAGTAAACCCTTTGTTGCGCTGTCAAGGGTAAAACTGTTGACGTCATAACCCGTATCAACCAAAAGCGAATAGTTGCCGGCTTGGGCAATTGCGGTACCGGGCATTACCTATAACCAACCGTCGGTATTTCTAGCGGGCCTGTTTGACGTGCATACGCTTTAAGGCTGTTGGTCACTACCTTGCCAATTTCGGCACTTGTCGCTAGCCCGCCGTTAACGTTTACCGTTACCGGGGCGCCACCTGTTCGTGCTGCCTTGGCTTGGTTAACGCTGGCAATGCTTGAGGCTGTAGGCGCTGGGGTAGCAATGGTTTGCCCGGCTGTTATCTGCGTAAAAGCAATGTCGGTTTGGGCTTGCTCTAACAAGTTTTCTAGGCGCTTAGTCGTTAGTTTCGGGTTTTTAAGTATTTTTTCATACTTGGCTAGGACGCTTTCTAAACCTGCAACTAGGGCGCTGCCTTGGTCTACACCCGCTTGGTAAAAACGGCCCGCCGTATCAAGCCCTAACTTGTCTGCAACCGTTTCAACCGTGGAAACCAACTCGTTTACACCGCCCGGGCCTGTAATCGCTTCCTGCCCGCCAGCGATTAGTTCGTGCGAAATCGCCGCGCCTGCTTCCGCGCCAGCGTTTAAAACCGATTGCAACGCTTGTTGGCTAAGCCCACGTTGCAACAACAAATCTACGTTTGTTGCATACTGTTTAATTCCCTCTACCTGATCGCGCAACCCTGCCAAAAACCCGCCGCCCGTTTCCTCGCCCGCTGCTTTAGCGTCGGCAAAACTAAACGCCGCACTAATGCCGTCGGCTACGGATTGCCCAAAATCGGTAAATGCCTCTTGCGCGTCTTGTAGTTGGTCTTGGGCGTCCTCGAGCGCGTCGGCTAATTTGTCGCTAATTACGTCGTAAAGTTCGTTAATTGCTTTAGATGCGCCACCCGTTTTTACTTCGGTGTCTTTAAGGCTTTTGTTAAATTCGCCGGCAGCGTCGGCAACCCGCATTGTTTGTTGCGCGCTACGCCTCAAGTTTTCGTTATATGCGCCGGTTTCTTTGTCTGCTTCAAATGCTTTTCGTAATGTCGTTAAGCCGTACCACGCTTGGCTAAGCGGGTTTTGCATTTTTCTTAAAAAACCTGTAAACGTGCTTATTTCATTGCCACTATTTTTTACTGGGGTAGGTAATTTGTTAAACGCTTGCGCTAAAAAGTTGACGTTAGCGGTAGCGGTTTTAGACTGTTCAATAAACGCTGCACCAAATTTTGCTTGTAGGTCTTTAAACGTTGCCGACAATGTTCGCGTGCTGTTGGCTAAGCCGTCGCTTGTCCGCATAAAGTCGCCTTGGGCGTCGTTTGTTTGTTTATAAATCGCGGATTGCGCGGCCAAAATCTTTTGCTGTGCGGTTAGCGCGCCCTTACCGTCATAAATGCCAAGGGTTAGCGCCTCTTGTTTTAGCGTGGCGTCGTTAAGCAAAACACCGAAACGGCGCAACGGTTCGGCTTCGCCACGTAATGCGGCACCAATAGCCTGTACGGCTTCCTCGGGGGTGGTGTTATTAAACGAGGCTAAGTCAGTAGCAAGGGTTGTAAAGTCGTTGCTAAATACCGCTAAATCTGTACCGGCTAAACCAGCTGCTTTACCGAACGTACCAAAAACACCGGCCGCTTCGAGTACTGACTGTTTTGATTGACCAAGGTTTTTAGCGGCGCTGTTTGCAAACTTCTCAACCTCACGGGCACCACGGCCAAACACGACGTTTACTTTGCTAAGGCTTTCTTCCATGTTTGAGGCCGCCGCAATAGCAGGTCCAAGCACACTTTTAACGGTGCCAAATGCCAGGCTTAAACCACCAACAGCACCCGCAACGGTTTTAGCGCTAGTTCCAAACGATTTTAGTTGTTTGTCTGCGGCTTGAATACCGGTATTAACAAACGACGTAATGATCGGTATGTTAATTGCCATTATTTAATCCTCTGCTTTAGTTGCGTGTTTGTGCGTTTTTCAACGTCGGCTATAACCGATTGTATGTCTTGTTGCACGGCGTCACGGTTCTTAGTAACCGCTTTGTCAATGACGCGGGGTTGCTGGCCTTCCTCTTTTGTAAGGTTTGCCACAAACAAGCTGCTTACGTTTCGCCCGGCATGGTCATAGATCACGCCCGCCGGGTCGGTTGATTGCACCACCATAAGGCGGTAAGGCTTGGCACCAAAAACTACCTGTTCGGTAAAACCGCCACGGTTGAAATCTACGTAACGTTCACGGCTAGGGCGTACGCCTACTTTAATTTTGTAGCCTTTTTGTACCTGATCGGTTCGCCATGAGGTCTCACGGCCACGCACTAGGTTGCCTCGAGCCATGCCGGAAAGCGGGGCGCCGTTACCTTTGCTGTTGTCGTAATGGGCCACCATGCTGCGCGCTTCGTTAAGGATTATTTGCCCGCTTCGCTGTATGCGCTTAGTTATTTGGCGCCTATACGACGGGTCTATTTTGTTTAATAGCGCAAGGGTTTCTTGAATACCTTTTACCTGTAAAACTGGTTGCGCCATACGGTTACCTTTTGTTTCGATCACCCAAAACTTTAGCCACCGTTGCTAAGTCTTGCGCGTCAAAGACTTGCGAATACCAATGCGGCGCCCACCCTGTTGCAACTAACAGTTCGGCTAATTGCCGTCGGTAGGTACCGCTTGGGTAGGGTTTGGGGCCTCTTGTGCGGTTACCTCGATGTTGGTTACCTGTTGACAGTATTTGTCAAATTCGGACGGCACAATAATTTTTGCTTGCTTGCTTGCTTCCCAAGCCAAAAACAACAAATCCTCGACACCGATACCGTTTGCCATGTCGGCCGCTTTGCGTTTAAAACGGCGTTCCCATAGCACGATGGTAAATAGGTTTGTGCTTACCGAATAGGTGCCTTCGTGGTTGGTTACTTCAAGGGTTAATTGCATTGTGCCTGCTTTCGTGTCGGGCCGATTGTTCGGCGCTAATTATGCAACGCTGTAAGTGCCACCAACAAACGTAATGTCAACGGTGGAAAGTTCGCCCAAGGCCGCGTTAACAACTGGCATTTCAAGCAACGCGCAATTTGTCAAGGTAAATAGTTCCCCAGCGGCGTCAACGACAACGGTGATGTCGTCATTTCCAACAAGTGCGGCCAACGTTGCGTAGGTCTCGGTTGCTGCGTACGACTGGTAAAGGGTAAGGGTAACTTCGTGGTTGCCCAATCCTGCTTGATACTGGCGCGACGTCTGACCAAAAGTCGTGTATTCCAACTGGTCAAAACGGTGCGTAAATACGGCTGCGGTGCATTGGTCGGTTAGCGAAACGCTGTTAACGGACACGCCGGGTGTTGCTAGGTAGGTGCTGGTTGCCATGGTGTTTAACTCTCTTTCGTTGCTTTCTTATTTTTAGCACCTTTTTTTGGTGCGGGTGTGGATACTTCGTCGGGTTGCTGGTCGTTTATTTCGGCAATAAAACCGCCCCATAATAGGGCCTGTACGTTTATGCCGGGTTTGGGTTCGTACTCGGTGCCAACTTGGCCTAGTCGAGCGCTTTTGATGATGTAGTACATGTAACCGCCTTAAGCCGTTTGGGCTTGCATTTCAATAGTGAGATCATACGCCGCTAGTTCGCTGCCGCCGATTATTGCAATGGTTGGGCGGCCGCTGGTTACTGCCACATTTTTGCCTAACACTTTGGCGGCCATGTTCATAAGGCTGCGTTGCGCGTCAAGGTTGCCCGGGCCAAGGGTAATTAGGCGTACGGGAAACGTGATCTTTACAATGTTGTAGTTAAAGGCTTCAAACGATGGGGCGTCAATAAAGGCACACGGTGGCGCGATCGAGCGCGGGTCATTGACCACCTGCAAGCCTGTAACGGTCTGTAAGGTCGCTGTAAGGTCGTCTAAGGCCTCGTTAAACAGGTCTGTGTATGCAACAGGCATTAAAACACCGCGGGCCTGTCAATGCCCAAAAGTTGTTTAATCATCGGGCTAAGGCCCATAGACCCGCCAGCGGCTAAACCGTCAAACCCGGCAAAGTCAGTTACGGCACCGCGTTGACGGTACAAAAACCCTGCATAAGCCACGGTGCCCAAAGTTACCGACGCGTTAGGTGAAGTCGTAAGGCTGTCCTTGTACCCGGCTTCCTGACGGCGCCTGTAACAAAATTCGTTAGCGGCCAAACGGCATTGGGTAATAAACGTTTGATCCGCTGCGGTAGCGGTTCCTATTCCTAACCAATCCTCTACTTGGCTATCGGTTGTTATCCATGTGCAAGTAGGCGTTGTGGTAAGGGTGCCGGTAGCCGGGCTAATAATGACGTTTGCAGCGGTTTTAGCAAACAACACTTGGTTTTGGATTGGTTCCTCAAAGTCGTATTCTAAAAACCCGTATTCGTCAACACCAATAAACCGAAACGGTGGCAAAGCGTGGACTAGGTACGTGCCGTTAAATGTTGCGTCGACACCCGCAAGGGTAAACGACTGTGAAACCTCTAACGGGTCTGCGTTGGTAAGTAATACGACAACCGCGTAGTTGTCAACTAAATACTTTTGTGTGACCGAATAGGTGGCCATTACTAGGGCCTACCTTTCGATTAAATGGTGATCTTGCAAAGTTTGGTTGCGTCTGCCATAAACGCGGCAGCGTAGCCACGGAAAGCAATCGTGCGGCCAAGTGTGCTTGGTACGTCAATTGAAATGGCACCCTTTTGCTGTTCGTAGAATTCGAAGCCAGCGGCGGGGCCTGCCAAGTGACCAACAAAACATGCGCCCGCTGGCAAGTTTTTGTCAACTACCAAGGTAAGGCCCAATGGGTTGCCGTTCCATGATGAAGCGCCACCGGGCAAAGTTCCAATGCCGTTAATTGGTGCGTTCATTGGAAAAATTGGGTTTCCGGTTGTGCTGGTAAGTTTTCCAACAATTGACCATGCGGTTGGGTCAACAATCATGTGCGTTGGCAAGTAGTTAGACGATTGCGAAATTTGTTTTGCAGCGCCGTAGATAGCGGCAATCCAATCCTCGGGGTCTGTGTTGTCTGCTACTGGTTCGTTTTGCACAATTGCGCTGTAACAAGTATCTACTGCGTAGTTGTCGGTTGCTTGGCCGTAAGCAACTGCCAATTGGTTAAGCACGATGTTAAGGCTGTTTGGGTCTGACCAGTCAAGGTCTTGTTCTGACAACGTGACGTACGTACCGAAAGTAAGTTTTGAAATGTCGTTGTTTGAAACTTGGACGGTTGACGGGTCAAGCGCGTTCAACTGGCCTGTCGGCTGTTGTGTAACTGTTGGGCGTACCGTAATTTTTGGACGACGAAACGTTGCGCCGCTTTGTGGCATTGCGCGTGTACCGATTGCCGACACGAAAGGGCGCACCGGGTTTAGTCCGTCATAGACAGGGCCGGTAATGATCTCGGGCAAAATACCCGGTGTGCTTTCGGTGTTAATGTCTGGTGCAACGCCCGGTGCTGCTTGCACCATTGCGTTGTTAATGTTTGTGTTTAGTTGTGCAAAATCTGCACCGCCACGCACAAAACTTGCGATGTATTCGCTTGGTGATGGCAAACGCAACGAGCGGGCCTGTGCATAAATTGGTTGCACGGCTGACGCCTCAATAACGGCTGGGGTTTCTACTGGGTTAGACATGTCGTTTACTTCCTTTTCTTGGTCCTGTTCATTATTTAACTCTACTTCGGGTTCGTTTTGGTGGATACTGGCAGCGACGCGCTCGACCTTTGCGGCCTCAAATGCGCCGTAGGGCAAAAGTGACAATTCTTGCCATATCGCTTTGCTAACAATCATGGTGCCGGCTTCGTCAAAACTAAATTCGACGGGTTCAACACCTACCGAAAGGCTGTCTAAAACGCCGTCTTTTGCTAGTTGCAAACTTTCGTTGCCTAAAACTGTTTCGCTTATTTTGGCTTCAAACATTACAAAATTGCCTACCTCGGTGCGTTCCATGACGACGCCGATTGGCTGGGTGCTGTCGTGGTAGAGGTACATTTTGGGTTTTTTGCCTTCGAGCGGTAATGACCCGGGCAAAAACCTGACCGTTTGGCCGTCGCTTACTACGGCGTCAACGTTGTATTCGATAGCGACGCCCGCAAGGGTTCTACGTGGCAGCGCGTCACCTTGCGCGGCGTCTAAATTTAAATCTTGTGGGGTTAACCTAAGCATTTGCTTGCCTCATTTCCTCGGGCGTTTCTTGTACTTCTACGTTTGTGTTGTATTCGTTGGCTAAGTAACTTTCAATGTCAAACATAACACCGGTGCCACGCGGTAGGACGTTATCCGCGCTTAGGGTTTCTTGTATGCAATCAATGTACGGTTTTACGCCAAACGTGTAAAGGTCTCTTGACGCTTCGCTACTTGACACGTACGAGTAGTTGCCAATGCTTACCGAAACTAAATACGCAGGCACGTTAGCCAGTCGCGCTATTTCTTTTGACTGGTATTCGGCGGCGTCAATAAGCAACATTTTGTCCGGGGTTGCGGTGTTAGGTATTACCTCTACAAATTCGTTTACCGCGCACGTTGCTGAATTTAAACGCGCGTGATCGTAGGCCGCTGCCATGTCGCTTAACTCTTGGGCGCTCATGGGTTCGCCACCAACTTGCCGCAACGTCGTGGCCGGCATGGTTGACAGGCTGTTTCTGTTGCGGGCCTGCTCTAGTTTTAGCGCGGTGTTAATTGACGTGTACCCGGTGTAAATAAGGCCCTGCACCGGTGACATAAATTGGATTACGTCTTTGTAGTCAATTGGTAAACCGTTAAACAAAATTTGTTTTGATGGACCGAAACGCACCGCGGATTGTTGGTCTTGCAAGGTAATCATTGCGGCAGGTAGGCGCGTAAAGTTCATGGGGTAGCCGTCGGCGCTACGTTCGGTCACATACCAATAGGCCGAGCCATAAAACAATAAATCGTCGAATGTCCAACTTAGTAAAAAATTATTCGTGACACCTTTGTCAATCCTACGCAACCAACTACGCGGCGCTTCGGGTACGCGTTCCATTTCGTCGCCGTTCCACATTTCTTTATACATGACTAACGGCAAGCAACCGATAACGCTGGCCATAAGGTCACGCGCACGGGAAAGCGTCGGTACTTGCATGAAACGGGCGCGTTGATCGCCCTCGACATAAGCATAAAAGTTGTTTATTTGGGTAGCGCCAGCGTTGCCACCTGCGGCGGCTTTAACGGTTTTTGCTGGTTCAACTTTTGTAGTGAAAATGCCCATGTTTTTAGTTTGTCACAATCTGCGGGTTTTTGGTGGCACTAGCCAGCGCCGACAATCCCCGACGGAAAGCGAGCCAACTAGTGCCGTTTCAACTTTACTGTAAACCGCTAACAATTACGGGTTTGCCGATTAGTTGTGGACGTGACGCGAGCGCTGCCGCCCAAATCATGCAACGACACGCTTCAATTGGCCCGGGTGATCGGGTGCTAGATACCGCAACGCTGCCTTGGTGTTTGATTAAAACGGCGCGGTTTACATGACTGTTTAACAAGTTTTCGTTGTTGTGGGTT